CTTTAGATTGCTTCTTTCCAGTATTAACTTGTCTTGCTTTCAATAAACATTCTTCTGAAGGTTTTCTTCCTTTATTGGCTTTACCAATCTTTTTCTTAGTTTCTTCAGATATTGAATGATTATCTCCACCTAATCTGATATTATATCCATTGTTGATAGTATCAAATTTCTTTATAAATGCTTCTTCTAAGAAGTTCAAATCGTGCAAAGTATCACAATATGCTAATGGTTCAATAGTGAAGTTTTCTATTCCATGTTTACGCATTGCTGAATAAATATGTGAATTTCTATTATTTGCTATGCAATTATTTTTATGGTTACGCCAACGATTATTAAGATCTTGCGTAGTTTGACCTATATAAAGTTTATCATTTATTGTGTTTGATATTTTATATACTACCATTATTTAACCTACACTTGCATATGGGGTAGAAAGATCTGATATAAGTGAACTTGGATAATTCCATTTATTGTTAGTGTCTTTATTACTATATGACAATGATATTGGACCATACGATTCTGAACTTATACCACGTTCTTTAGCTACACCTACAGTAGTTTGTTTAGATACCTTATACCAAATCATTTTTGATATAGACATCCATTGTGATATATCAACTGTAGGATACAGTATAGTAGCATCAGCAATAGCTACAGAACTTGCTGTGTAATAACCAGTTGTAGGATCATAGTTAGTAATATAAGTATCAGGAGCAAAAGCAGTTGACTGAATAACAGTTCCAACAGCTAATGTAGCGGGATTATTATATACGCTTATAATATCACTTATAAGAACTTGATTAGATCCTACAGTAACAGTACAACTTAGGTATTCTCCATATTGCATATTAAGTATTCGTCTAATATCAGATGAAACAATTGGTATCATATTAGTAATAGCAACATCACTTGCCACATTAGTGATACCCAATTGTGTTTTTACAGTCGCCAATGTGATCAAGTTTAATGCTGCCATTTAATGTATCCTCTCTATTTAATTAAGCGTGAACTATCTTAACGGTATCAACTGTCCTGTAGAAATTACCAATTACTAATCCACCAACAAGTGCTGCAGCATTATCTGCGTATTCATCAAGTACTAATCCAACTTTAGGAACTGAATCAGAAGCAACTTCTTCAATAGCTGTTTGAACATTAGTAGAAGCAATTGTTGAAGTAGGTACAAAAGTTATACTTGATGCTGGTAAAGAACCAGATGCTGTTGATGTATTTGTAACTGCTGCCTTTCGTAAATCTTGAATTTCTCGTAGCACAGAATACTTACAACCAGCAGGGAAAGCACCGCCAAGAGCGTTATCATTATAGAAAATAATTCTATATAATGGTCTTAACTCTTGATCTAAGCCAAAAATAGGATATGTATTTTGTATGTCTGTCCAGTTAATAGCTCTTGCGTTTGCTATAGAAGTTTGTTCTATAGGATAACTTACAAGTTTTATTGCATCGCCATTAACAGAGTTCTGACTTGCATAAACAAAATAAACAAACCATCTATTGTCATTAACAAGTGTTCTTACACCTACTGAGCTAATAACTTCTGGTCTATTAGTTGCAATATCCCAAGCAAAAGGGAAACGTGTTGCTGGTAAAAAAGAAATATTACTACCAGCATCTTGAGTGAATATCTTAAATAGTCCTGAATTAGTAGCATTCAATGTTGCTGGTGTTATATCACCTAAGTCTTGATTCCAAGGTAATGCATCAACTGAGTTAGTTACAGTATAAGATAAGTTTTCATCTGAGTTAGTTCCAGTTGATAATGCTATTACTGTATTTCGTCCATCAGCATTTGGGTCAGTAGTTGCTAACGCATTACTTGCAGAAACAAAACCATTCATCCAAATAGTTCCAGCATTAGCATGTTCCCATCTATGAGTCTCAGCAGGGATAGTATTCAAATGATATTCTATATATTGTGCTACAAGTTTAGCTGCACCAACTAATGTAGAGTTCCATATAATTCTGTAAATAGGTGCTATGCTATTAAAGTCTGATCCGGTCCAAGGTTGCTGAGTTGTTACTGCTACACCATTTGCATCAAAGTAAAAAAACCAAGTACCACTTGTATCTGTCCAAGCTGGGAAAACAACATTACCAACTTTTCTGTATCTGCGTATGACTCCGCCACCATCACAGAATATATTGAAATATCCTAAAGGTGGTGTAATTGTTAACGTTCTTGCTGTAGTATCAAAAGTTATATCAGCATTCGTAATTGGTGTAGTCGCATCAATTCCAGGGAAGTTTGTTGCATAGTTAAATGTTCCTGCTGAAATGAATGTATACCACAAACCAGTTGTAGCATCATATTGGCATTGAGCATATTCACCAAATAAGTATAGGTAAATCTTTGTATTCCCAGTTGCTTCATTAAACTTATCAGTTCCGCTACAATCTAATTCGACATAGTTATTAACACCAATAGTATTAAGTTTTACATATACAACAGCTTTATCAACTGGAGCATCTGGCAAAGTTACAGTGAATGATCCAGCAGATATGTCACATGAAATAAGTTCAAAAGGATTAGCTGTATAATTAGCATTCTTTACTACATTGGTCAATGATAAAGCAATAGCTCCATCTATGTCAGGTGTAGATAATGTTCGTGTTTGACCAGTAGTTACACCACTAATATCAAAGTTCATTACTTTAGTAGTATCAGCAGTATTGATTATACTAAAATTACTATCTTCATTATAATCTGTAGGTACTCCAAGATAAACCCAAGCACCACCAGATGCTCGCCATAAGCCAGCAAAGTTCGATCCAACAGTTGTGTATACCAAGTAAATCTTTAGGTTATTAACAACAGGATCTGGTAGATCTCCAAACGTGGCAGAATTACCGTCCCACCCAGTTACGGCAATTGCTGATAAATCTATTTCACTAAATTCCATTGTTATACCCCATCAGATAGACAAACTATTTGAAAAGCTACACCATTAGTAACGTCAATAGTTCTAAATGGTTTGAATGATACATTACTCATTGATTGTCCAGGTGCTAAACTAATTGTAATTCCTCTTACAGTAACAGACATTGAAGCAATATTAGTATTAGTAACACTAATTGCATCAATATCTTCTGTATGTGTATAAGGATATACATTAGCTTCTGTTAACACAAGGCTAACTGGCATTGATCCGACTTGCATGATTTTTTCCTCTATTATTAAATATCTGATTCTACATAAATCTTGTTAACTGCTAAAGCAATAGCAGATGCAGCATTTGTTCTTATATCAGCACACGCAACAAGTAATGCTGTGTTTGCTGGTAGGTTTGTGCTGTATTATCCTCATTTTGTTTACTTATTTTTTATATTGTAGCTTCATAGTTTTGAACTATGTCTTTATCATCTATAAATGATACGTGCTCTACACACACTCAAGCCACTAATGAAAAGAAGCAGCACCATTACTGATGCTACTTCATGATTAAACATTAACCATTGCTGAGTAATATACCGCAATGTCTTGGAGCAACTACTTGAGAGCCCCAAACTGCTTGGATTTCAATTTTGTTGTTCATATATCCAGGATACACAGCAACACTGAAAGTCATACCAGTTGCAGGATCAGTAACAAGAGTGCGATCAGATGCCATATCTCCAATAGAAGGAATAGCAGGAGGACGAACAGCAAGCACGATAGCATTACGATCAAAGAACATGTTGTTATAAGTAGCAGCAACACAAAGGTTGGTCATAACAACAGTATGAGCAAGCGTTTGTTTCAAACCAGGCTCTTGAAGAACGATAGTACCAGCAGCACCAGCAATACCAGTTTTAACAACATACTTGTTAAGGTCACCAGCAAAAGTAACTACGTCACCAGCATTGATTGAATCACCAGCCCCACCGCTATTAAGAACAATAGAAGTAGCACCAACAGCATAACCACCAACTTTATTGACAGCGTAAGCAGCACCAACACCAAATACAGTAGATGCTTTAATAGATGCTGAACTATGGATGTTAAAGCCTTCTACAAGACCAATAGAACCAGTCTTCTGAAGCATATCAGAACCATACTCATTAGCTTTCCAAAGAGTAGACTGTTTACCACGAAGGTTACGAAGAGCACCTGAACCAAGAACCATATGAAGGTCGCCAGCAGGAGCACCATTTGCTTCCATGATTTCCATTGCGTATGCAAAATCAGAGAAATCATCAGCGGTAGCAAAAGGAATAGCTGATTGAGAACCACAAGCACGAGATGCTTTAACATACTGAGCAGCAATATCAGCGTCCATTGCATTCAATATAGAACGAAAACCTTGTTTCAATTGATCAGCAAGAATTCCACCTTGTTTACCTTGGAGAGATTTTTCTTCCTCACCATTCCACAAGATAGGAGCAGCGTATGCTTTATCAAGCACAAGATCCACATAACTAATAGTTTGTGAGCCAGTATTAGCTGGAAGTTGACCAGCAGTTATTGCTTCAAGAGAAGCTACTGGAGTTACAGGAACACGAACGGTTTGATCTTTACCTACGCCACTAACGTCAACGTCAGTGCGAACAGCTTTAGTAAAACCAGTGCGTTCAAGAGATACCGTATCAAGTGCTTCACTGATTACGGGAATGAGATTTGTGAGTGTGTTGGCCATTATTGTTTACCATTTCCTTATCGGGTCATTATGCCCGTGTTGATTTAATAGTTAATTAACTATTTTAGTTTTAGCAGCAAGTACCTTAGTCTTATCCATTTGACTTAGTGCCTCATACGCTGCACGAGTAATTGTGCCAGCAGGAGGAGTGGATTGATTAGGTGCTTTACCACTCAAGAGTTGATTAGTAGTTTCAGTAATCTTTTTATTAACTGTCTTATCTAACAAATCTTTTAGTTCTTTAAGATTTGATGCGATTTCTTCTTCAGTATTACCACTCAAATGCTTAGCTAATTCCAGAGGAATCCCCATTTGAGCAAGTGATTTTTCTTTATATGCATCCAATTTAATTTGTGCAGTTTCTTTTAATATCATATCACGTTCTGTTTTAGCTAATTCAATTTCAGCCTTAGCTCGTTCAGCTTCAGTAAGTTTAGCGAGTTCACTATCTTTCAAAGCTTTATCCATTTGTGATATACGACGGTTTAATCCTGCTATTTCTTTAGCAGCTTCTGCTTTCGCTTCAGCGATAGGGTCTGGTTTAACTTCTTCCTGAACCTGCGTGTTAGCCTGTTCTTGAATAATTGTGTCTTCCATTTAAGTTTCCTTATCAATTTATATTATAACCACTGTGATGTAGTGAGTTATTGCGTATGTAATTATATATCGTTCAAGTAGATATATTCATTATTCAACTATATCAACAATTTCACCCTTTTCATCATCTAATTGCTTCTTAACTGTTACATAAGATAAACCAAGTAATTCACACTTAGTTTGTAACGGTAAGAAATCTAATGAACTCATTGATTGTGCAATATCTTCAATTTCTGAAGGTAATGCTCTATTATATGATATCTTACAGTAACCTATTGGCAATTTTAATAGTGCCATAAGTTCTGTAATAAGATTGATACGTTTAATAGCACCTTGTCTGTATGCTTTCTCTAATCGTTGAGCATACATCTCTTGATCATGCATTCTAATACGCAATGCTCTACCACTTGCTGAAGAGTTATTACCTTGCTCAGCTGAGTAGAAGTCTACTACATGTGAATGTCTATATATCTCATTGATCAATAGCTTACTAATATATTCTCTAAATGCTGGTGAAGAATCACGTTGAATATACTCAGCTCTATCTTCTGCTGACATATCCTGTAATACTTTCCAGCTCTCCATATCTTGCATGTCTTCTGGTTTTAACTTCTTACCAATAACTAAAATAGCTTCAGCAAGTTTGCTTAGCTCATTCTGATTACCACTGATAAGAGCATCAAGTCCATCAATATAAGGTATGATTGTTTCAAAAGGTGCGTCATCTGTTAGAATAGATGTGTTATATTCTACTACAGGACATTCAGTAAACAATAGTTTCTTAGACTCTTTAGTAGTTATTAGAGCATCACCTTTCATATGTTTATACTGCCATTCATCGGCATATATAACATCTAACTCATATTCAGTAGGTTTATCTTCTACTTCACTAATGCGAATAGCACAGAATAGTTTAGGTTCAATACTATTATCATATATAAGTATTACTTCATCTGGTTCAAGTGTTGAGAATTTAATCTCTGTTTTAACACCATCACCAACTGTGTAAACTAATTCTAATCCTCTATTATAGGCTAATGCTTGTAATCCTGTGCGCATGTCCTTAACTTCAACATTATTGTCATAAAGTATATCATTTAATTGTTTAACATATTCTTTATCAACATCTGTTTCAGATGTATATTCTACATTACTAAATAAATATCCACCCATTGAATCAACTATCGAACTGTAATACGGTGTAGTTATCAAATAGTTTGGAAGTATTCTACGTGCTGCTCTTTTGCTCCATGCGTTAATCATGGCATGATTTTCAGCCTCATAGTAATCTTCTAACATCTCTAACTTACGTTTACAATCACCGTTTATCCATGACTTAACTGCTGATGTAATTTGTTTATCTGTAAGTTTTACTGAAGTATCTTTCACATTTATCATTTATATATCCACCGTTTAATATCTTATGATTGAGACATATTCTTCTTTTCTCTTGATGCAATTAAATAGACTGTATCGTAACGCATCTAAAAAGTGGTCATCACCACCTTTTATAACATCAGTAATTTGCCCAGAACGTTCATCAATTTTATATG